CCACCGCAACCTCTGCACTCTCACTCGCGGGGCCAAGGAGATAAGTTCCTTGACTCTCTACCAAGGTGATGGAGAGATCATAGTTAAGCCACAACTTTAGCCCTTTATTAACCTGGAGAAATAACGCCACATCATTCAGCTTCCGCATTCCTAAAACCAGCTGCTCGCTGTTCGGGGATTGTCCTTGCTCTAAGAGCCCTGCATCAAACATCGCATCAGCTACGATGAGCTGAGCTGTATTGTTGTTGGGAGTAGTCATGGATTTACAGCTCCTATAGTACGAGTTGCAGGCTGCGCGGTGAGGAAGAAGTCGGACCACACGGGGACGGAAGTGCCGCCGTTAAGAGGGTATGTTCCAGTTATTCGCGCATTCGTCGGCGTAAATGCAACATTGTTTGCACATCCTGACGGGCATCCAAAAGTCGGGTCAGTTTTCATGTTAGTAGTGCAGTTGGAAGTATTGCAGGTGTTGTTTGCGGCTGTAGCAATGCCTTCCGTATCTCTCATTAGGGTGACAGTGGTTATATTTGGGGCGAATCCAAGGTTATTTTTTATTGTTAGGTTAGTGGCCGATGGGTCTACTTGGATGGCCCGAAAACTCCCCGCGTCCGTTTTGGATGTATAGGCGGTGTTGTTGTAATACTGGATATTGTTCAGAATTTGCGTATGAGGATAAATAGTTGGCGTGTAGGAGGTTGTTATCCAGCACTGAACATTGCCCGCATCGCCGTCTGACACATCGCAGATATTATTTCGCACAACCGCATTCGTCATAGCCTGCATATAGAGAACCTGTGACCCACTTCCTCCGGGGCCAGCTAATGCTTTTTGCCAGTTGCGCTCCCACACAACACTATCTAACCGTTCATCAAAATTATTATTTTGTGAAGCTAGTCCGGCAACACCTGAAAGGTCGTTGTCCGATACAACTAGATATTGTGTTGATCGGATATAGCTATAATTATTAGCGCCGTTTCCGCTGCTACTATAGGACAGTCCATGAATTTTCAATACTTCCCCGCCAGATGTAGCGGTTGGCCCGGTAATTGTGTTATCACTCAATACCGACCACACTAAAAGCCCACTTCTAAAGGCGTGATTCGAGCTAGTTCCATCAACCTTTGTGCCAAGCAGGGCGAAACGTGTTGAAGAGCCAAAAATAGGGTAGCTTAACTGTGGGCTTGAGTTGGAATCTTGAAAGTCACTGTCCACAATAGCTATTTGATCGTTTTGTGTGGCCGTGGCTCGCGGTTCCACTACATCAAAAGCTATACCAAACAACGCCCCCCGACACGTAAAGCGAAGAATAGTAATGCGAATAATTACTCCAGCATTGCTGATGCAACGCGAGGATGCAAAGTTTCCTCCATTTATATCAATATCCACGATTCGCCAGTCGGAAACGCCCGAATTTATTCTTATGCCGTTAATGCTGCTGCCAACGGTAATTACTGGCTTTGATCCAGAACCAAAGGCTCCGATCATTCCGGGGCCGCTTGCGCTTAATGTGACAGCCGTAGTGGTGGAAAAATTGTCTCCGCGCTTCAACAACAATCTCACATTGCCGTCGCCAATGTTGGCCGCCACCGAGGTTGCCAGATCAGTGACGCTGCCAACATAGGTCGCCCCGGTGTCACACCCACTAGAAAGGGCTGTCGTGGAAAAACAAATTGTTTTTGTGGTCGGCCATTGTGTTGTAGCTGCTGTAACTGTAATTGTTGTGCAGGGTGGAGAAACGGTGTTTGTGCCATCGTAGTATGTAGCACAGGTTGAGTAAGACCCAGCTTCATAAATATGTGTACTCACTTGGCCATACGCAACATTTTTGCTCGCTACCCCGGGGCGACTACCACAAGCCCAAAACCCCTCACCCGCTACCACACTTCCACAGGTCGTTGCGGCGATTACATTGGTGTCGCCAAAGTTTCTGACATACTGAATATCCGCATAAGGATTACTTGTAACGCCCGCGTCTGTAGTCCCGGTTTCATCGAAAAACACGGCGCAGGGTGCAACACATACTGTGCGGCTGGCAATGCTGGAAACATTGATTGGGCTGTTGGTGATTGCTATAGGGATAGTAATAGCATTCGCCGCAAAACACCAAAAGAACGCAATAAAATAACGCCACATTCTTAGTTACCTTTTCGCACTGATGCAGCAAACGGCCATACAAGAACATTGTCTGTCGCGGTTCCATGTGTAACCGAAAGCGTAACAGTCATAGCGCTGGTGGTATCCTCCGTCCCCTTTACTGGTGTTGCCGCTGCCGCTATTGCCAGGTTTGCGTTGGTGGCTCCGGTGTTTCTAAATGCGCCGCCTGATATCGTCCCTGTCGTAGCACTCGCTAACGATACACTGCCAGTCGTCGTGCTACCAAAGGTTAGTGTGATTGATTTTGAGTTGGCGTTATTTGTGCTGGTTGTGAAAATCGGTTCAAACAGTACTTCTCCATTAAGCCCCAAAGAATTAGCAGGCACGCTAAAGCTGGCTCCTGTTGTTGCGCTTGTTACACCCGTCCAGTTCGCCGCAGCGGTGGGGGCGGTTGGGCTACCCGGCACGGTTGGGGGTGTGCTGGATGGCGTGTAAGTGTCAGTATACATTTGACCAGCGGTTGAACTGCTCATAGTGCAGTAATACCAGCCAGCCGCCGAACCGCCGCTGTTGATAGTGTTTGCAGGGAAGTAGCAGTAAGCTTTTGTTGGGAAGTTTGTAATTGCTGTCCCGAGCGTGAAATCTCCCGTTACGCCTGTCGTGCCAGTTCCGGGGAACAACAAAGGTAGTCCCTGTTGATACACGAAATATCTAGTGCTAAGGTTTTGTGAGGCCGCTTGCGCAGTGGTAGCACCAGTGCCGCCATCAGCGACAGCCGCAGTTGAATTACCTTTAAATTGATTTGCGTTATTGACGCCAGAGCCGGAGACTGTAATTGTTCCGCCGGTTCCTACAGTCATTGTTGCGGTAGTATTTGAGCCGGTTGTAATGGCATCGAATCCCGCCGATGCGCTTCCCTTCACATCCGCAAAATAATTAGTTCCGTCCGACATTACAAAGGCGGAAGTTGGCGCGGTTGCGCTGCCTGCGGGAAGCGTCAAGCTGGTTGTCCCTCCATTGATATTCTGCCCACTACGCGCAATGGTCACTACACCCGAGCCATAATTCAATACGCGAATATATTGACCATCGGCGGGTTGTGTGCCGCTTGCAACGAGCGTAATTGTGAAAGTGCCAGAGGCTACCGTAATAGTTTTGTAGCTGGTGAAGTCGGCGGCGAGCACTTGATATGTGCCAGTCTGTGCATTTTTAGCGGAAAGAGTTGCGCCGGTTAATGCGCCTGCTGCACCGATTGCGTTTCCAAACTGCCCCGCCGTGACTGTGGAACCGGCGTAGTTGGTCGGGGCGCTGGAAGAGCCGCCGAGAAGCAGAGAGCCATTCGGCGTAAGTAAGGCTTGTGTAGATGCACCCGTCCAATAGGATAAGTCCCCTGCAGCCGGTGTACCTGTCAGCGTAGGAAACGTCGACGAGTTAAAGCTACTTACCGTCCAAGTATTTGCCGCAGTACAGCCATAGATATTACTCCCCGCTGTTACGTCAGTCTTAAAAAACAGCTGCCCAATTTGACACGTTGAGGGAAGAGACGTACCGCGCGCGCCAAGAAGGGCAGGGAAGTTTCCAATCTGCGCATTCGCCAGCCCTGCCCAAGCTAGCAACAATGCGACGAATAATCTCTTCATCATTTACTCCCGGAAATTACGTCTAAGTCAACATAACCAGCAGTATAACTCGTGCAAGCGAGGCGACAGGCGGTTGGAGGGTAGCTGAAGTTGCTGTCGGTGTTAGAAGTAATACCACTAAGAACCGGGTGGGTTAATACTCTTAGAGGTATAACCATCGCACTCAGCGCAACTGTTGCTCCACTATTCGCTACTGTGTAGGTGATAGTATTCTGATCCGTCACTCCTGCTACCGCGTAAGTTCCATCCAACGGCGCGCCAGCTCCACTCACCACCACCGAGTCACTCGTACTCAGTCCGTGGTTAGTTAACTTAAGTGTCGCCGTAGTAGTAGACCTTGTTATATTACAAGGTTGATCCACCAGCGGATCAAGGGTGTATTGGACTGCGGCGGTTAGGTTCTTATTCGAGCTGAATATCAGCCCTAACGCGATAGAGATACTCGTGGCGTAGCGGTTGATGGGTATCCAGGGACTCGTCCCTGCTGCACTCAACCGCACCCGTACTGGACGCATAGGCATTTTAGTCTCCTAAGTGGGGGACCGAAGTCCCCCGAAAGTTGAGTTTAATTACGTTGGGTTCAGCATCAAACCGGCAGTCGCTGCCCCGCCAACGTTATCAACATACATCTGAGCAAGAGAGGTTGCGTCAACGCCCCAATTCGCGGAGCCGTCTCCAACCAACCCTCCACCGTTAATCACTATACAACCCCCCGCGCTTGCTGCGAGAGAGAACGCACCAGTGATGGCGGTAGAACCTGAGTCCATTGCGTTGAGGAACAAGCAGTTCTTAAACAGGGTGAACCTGTCGCACCCACTAGCGGCGGATACAAGCCCAAACGTTGAGGTTGCCGCAGAGGTGTACATTGGGAATATACAGTCAGCAAAAATGTTCCGCGTCGAACCACTCAAGAAGCCGATTGAAGAGTTCGCTGCGCTCCGGGTGACTGTATCTGTTCCAATCTCACACGCGGTGAATAGATTGTCTCCCGCGCTGCTAAGCACAAGGTTGCGGCTATTCGCGCCCGAGGCGGCGGCTGCACTCTGCATCCCCGCAATCAGCATGTTGTTGAAGACGTTATAATCGCCGGTGACACTCAAGCAGATCTCTCCATTCGCGCCGGTGGAGAATTGCTGATAGAGTGATACATTGCTGAAATAACATCCATTTCCACTCACCGTCATAAAAGTAGTGGAGCCGAATGTAGTGGAGGTGTAGGTGCCGGTGGGGGTGGCTATTCGTGCGCGCGCCCAAACACCTGGAGCAGCAATCCCAATCAAATGACACGCATTCTTAGTCCACAACAGCTCACCCGTTTCTGAGCCGGTTGCTCCGCGCGCGGCTTGGGCGTTAGCTGCACTCAGCCTATTTGATCCGCTCGCCGCGCCATTCCCAATCAGAAAGCATACATCGTTATTGCCGGAAGTCATCAAATAGTGGGCGCTATAAAGCGACGCAAGGGCGTTCTTTGGGGAGCGCCCCGAGTTTCCATCCGACCCATTAACCGGATCAACGAAGAAAGCCTTAGAGTTACGCCCGAGAAATAGAGGCATTCCTCCTGGGCCTACAGGTACTCCCCCATATTGAAACAGTCCATCAGCTACAGTAGTCATTTAGTGTCTCCAAAGCACAGGTCGTGGAAACTTTCCTACAGCGCCGGTGGCTAACCGGAACCATCCTGTGCCCACAAGCCCAACGGAAACCGTCCGTCTGCGGTGAGCTAGGCTCAATCAATTCCCGGTAATAATGCCATAATGATTACCGGGAATCTATCAGCCTACTCCTTACGGAGCATTCGACCCGAAGATTCCTCTCGGATCAGTACACCCAACGCTGAAACGCATATAGCTTGCAGCCAAAGCGTTCTTGGTGGGGAAGTCGTTATCCTGATCAAACTCAGGCTCATTCCGCCAGAAGAACGTCATGCCGTTGGGGCAATTAGTCCTAATGAAGAACGGGCCGCTGTTGGTGAAGTAATGACACATCTTGATGCCTTCGGGATACGCATTGGTAGCCTTCAGCACGTTGATGTTGTTGTTAGCGGTATCGCTCTGCAGCACCGACTTAAGGATGCGGTTAGCATTATACCACTCTTGCCTACTTACGTGGAGAGAAACCGGCATGATGTTGATCAGCAAGCCGGTGTCATTCTGAGTACCCATAATCTGGATGTTCAGATCCTCCAACGCCGACTCACTAAGGTCCGCCGCAGGCGAGAGTGCGTTAGAGTAAGTCCCACCCGTAGTATTAACGTGGGCGGTACTACACAACGCAACCCCATCCGCAGTAGTAAAGTAAGTCGTTGCGAAGGCGCTGTTGTAGAGGAACGCTGCGACATTCTCAACTGTCTGCTGCATAGAGAATGCGTTAGCTTTCGCCCTACGAGTTGCCACTTCCTTATACAGGTTGTCTTGCAACTCTTCGTAAGTCACAATATACCCTAGCGCATAAGCAACGTGCTGATAGGTTGTGACCGGACCTTGAACTTCGCCATCGTAAGTAACCGAATCACCTTGGCCCTTGATTGGTGCGAGGCCAAAGGGAGTTACTTGAACGTCTTGTTCATAAGCTTTCGACGAAGACTCAATAGAATACAGATCAGTGTATTCCCTCGTGTGCTCGTCGTATATCTGGCCCCAAGTCTCGTGCACTCCAGGCCACAACAGCTTAGGGTGACTTCCAGTGCTGATTATTCCGCCAGCCATGATAAATCTCCCTTAAACGCCAGCAACGCCAGCTTTGTAGCGGTGCAAATTAATAAGCACCAGCCACTTCGCATACGCGCCGAAGGCATTGTTTTGAACACGCTCAAGACCCAACAGCTTCAACTGATAACCTGCACCAGTGGTAGTTGTTGCGTTATCAAGCACCCAGCCACTCACGTATCCATTATTAGCGCCTGATGCAAGATCAGCGTTTTGGGATACATTAGTTGCCGCGAGAGGAGTAGTCTGAGTACCACCTTCCTGAATTGCAAAGATGATATTCGGATCATCAGCTACCATTACATAGTAGGCTGATGTTTTCGTCGCAGGGACGATAATGCTATTGGGGGCTAAGACATTCCCAATAACATCCTCCTGCGTACCTACTCCTACAATCGCCCCGATAGACATATTTGCCCCGGAGTTATTACCAGCGGTCGTGAGCACTACGCTCGGAACGCCGTTCGAGTCCGCACTACCCCCCAAATCAACCGGGTCACCTATCGCGTAAGCAAGGGTGTCAGTTGAAGGGATGTAGTACGTCCTCGCTTGGCCATTCCAGGCAGCCCCATTAAGATACTTAATGGGAGTTAGCCCAGCTGGCTTGGACGTATTAGCCATTACGGTTCTCCAAAAAGGTTAACGTTTGCGCCGGAACATTTCCGGCAGTTTGGTTAGATCACGTTTAACATATCTCTGCGCGGAATCTCCGGCCTTCTCGCCTGGAGCTTCTCCCGCGCCTACTAATCCTTTACTCAGCGCGTTCACTACTCCCGCGCTGCGTTTATCCTTAATCGCCTCATCTTCTTCATACAACTCAAGTTTAATCTTCATCAAGATGAGCCGACTTGGTTGGGTCGTGCCATCCTCTATTCCCCCGGCGATAACACTCACTTGACTACCTAGGTCAGTGTTTCCCGAGACTGCCGAATTTCCCCCGAGGGATACGTTATTTAATGAGATCTCCTCAGGCTTTACGAACTCATACCCTGCATTAAGGGCGCGTTGAATTCGATCCGGCGCACTTCTAAACCAATGAAGGTGATACCCAGGAATCTCGGCGGTTTCCAGCTTTTGCACTGGAACTGACATCGGGATGCGTTTGCGCTCAGCGCTCGTCTTAGCGACTGCGTTAGCGGGGTTAAGTTCCTTCATTTTGCTTCTCCTTGAAAATATAATTCGGCGTATCTCTTTTGCCAGTCTTCTAACTTCGGATATTTCTTAGTTCCCACAAAACGTTTTGCGTCTGCATCACACGCGGCTTTTGCGTCTGCAGGCAGAGCTGCGTAACCAGTCTTTCCTCCACCACTATTCCCACCTGATCCCTTTCCTCCCTCAACCTTCGAACTACTCCTACCACCCTCATCGAAGTCTTTCTCTACCTCAGCCAGAACCGCGTCGTAGAACTCTCTCCCAACTCTCTTATCCCCCTCTAACTTCATATCAGAGGCGTAGGAGTTGAAGAGGGCGCGGCGCTTACGATCAGTCTGATACCAAGGGTGCTCACTAATCCAGTCATTCGTTTCCTTAAGAGCGGCTTTTTGAGCCTCAGAAAGATCTCCCTTAGTATCAGGGGGGTCTTTCTTCTCTTCTTTCTTCTCAGTCTTAGCCTCTTTAACCGCATCATCAAGGGTGTCGAGTTCCTCGGTGAGTTTAACGACGAGCTTTAGGTCTTCAGCTTCCGCGGCCTCCCGAATCGCACTCTTAAGATCCTTCCGCGCAGCTTCAACCCGCTTCTGCGTCTCTACGGTGTAGCGCTCCTCAATCTCTTCCACAGAGGCACGAACCTCGTCAACTGTGGCTTTAAGTTCGGCGTTTGTGCGACGGAGCTCGTCAGCTTCCGCGCGGGACGACTGCAACTGCTTCTTGATGAAGGGGAGCAGCGTCTCAGTTTTTTCAAGGAAAGAGTCCGCATCGATGAATTTCTCCGGATCGCCTTTATAACGAGTGTCGGGAATCCACCCTCTCTCTTCCGCGAGCTTCTTTTGCTCGGGGGAAGCTTTAGACTCAACAATTTGGTCACTCATTCCAGTCTCCTTCTTGCACACAGTAAACATCTCTGTCATTTACTATGCGGTAGTATTGCTTATCCTTGCCCACAGCAACCATCCCGGCGAACTTAGTGATCATAACTCTATCACCCACTTTCGCCCGAGGCTCATTCTCATCCAGCCAAGCACTCGCTCCAATAGCGATAATAACGCCGATGTTATCCACCGCGTTAAGATTCTTTTTAACATGCTCAGGGATCACAATAGTTCCCGCTTTAACCTGCGGCTCCACCATCTTCAGTAGGACCGCTACTCCCCGAGGGGATAGCCCGCTCTCGTTCGTCATCATACATCTCCAAGTCTTCGTGATCTAGTTCGCTGGCAAACGCCAGCCCCGTTATAACGCCAATCTTCTCGGCGCTCTTCATCGCGGTTGCTTCAGCGGTGGCGAAAGTAAAATCACCTTTCCCCCAAGCGGACTCAATCTCGCGTTGACGCTTACGCAGGAGTTCTCTCACCGCGATAGTAACTGGATGAGTAAGCCACTCATCAAATTCCCTTTTATCTATAGCTCTCATGCTGCGGCCTTCTCTGGCTTATCGACTTTCTTTTCTTCAATCCGAAGCTTCTCCGCTCCAAGGTAGGCTTGGATGCGAGAGTTAAGTTGTTCACCCTCGTGGCGTGCAGCTGCTATAGCAGCGTTTATCTCAGCTACCCTCGCGTAAGATTGCTCGCTGTTGGCGTTGGCTAGAGACTCTTGGGCGGAGGCGAGAAGTTGCGCAACCTTCGCTTGGTTGAGTTCTCGGTCCTGGAGAAGGCTGAATATAAATTGCTGTCTGTCCTCTTGCAGGGCTTTATCATCCTGCTGATTTTTAAGCATTTGGATTTGGACCTTCTCTGAGGGTCCTGGGGGCTTACCTTGAGTTCCGGGGAAGAGCACCTCAACACTCGGTACTTTAAGGGCGGAAAGATACATCTTTTCTACTTCATCGAGGTTATACCCTGGGGTACTCATGGCGGATTGTTTGACTTGCGTCGCGAGCTGGACCGCCAAAACATCCGAGGTTATGTTGGGGTCAGCGCACGGCATCACACCAGTCTCTGCGCCGAGATAATCATCCCGAGTAGACCCGCAGGGGCCAATCGCCCCAAAGAGCTTCCCGTACTTACGGTTGAGGATGTAGAGTTTCTGGAACTCCGCCCCGGTTGATAGCCACACCCTCTTGAAGATAGCGTTGTATATTTTCTGCCCCATCTCAGCCATTAACCGAGAGGTCTCCGCGGGGGTGTTTTGACCAGGGTTCTCCCCCACCATCATGTCAGTTGCGCCGGAGATCCTATTGGTATAGCTAATCAACAGCCCAAGCAACTCAAACAGCGCGGGAGAGTCGCCACTCGTGGGGAGAGGATAAACATTCTTACGGAGATCGTCTCCGGTGGAGTCAACTCTCTTCCACTCCCCTGGAGCGAAGGTATAAGCTCCCCCTCTAATCTTCGCCCCTCTCCCTAAGAACCCACCCCCAAGATTATTAAGGGTGCCCTTATCAATGATTTGGTTGATGATAGAATTGGTGGACTCATTAAGCGGCCCGAGAAGCGTACCAAACCCTATATCATATATCCCCCCATCGGGAGAGGGAATAAATGAGTATTTCGTGAAGTACTCTTCCGAGAGGATACGAATAATCTCCCCTGCGTATTTCCCCCCGGTGGCTTTTTGAATATCACCCTCTTCAAACCCCGCGACAATCCGCACGACAGTTGTAGAGGGGATATCAAAAGTTATAATCCAGGGTTCTGCGTAACCATCCCCATCAAGGTCTAAACGAACGTGCTGTTCCCCAAACTGAAATGTAGTTGTTTCGTCGGGTTGGGGAGGAGTTACTCCTTGGCGTTGATCTTGCTTGGTGCGCTGCGTCGAGGTAACGTTCGGCGGGAGGGCTTTATACCAAGCCTCCTCGAGAACGTCTCTATAAGTCCCCTCGATAACTTTCTCCCTAATCTCATTACGACTCATGGGGATGAGATGGGTTTTCCGAGGGCAGGACTCCACCGACTTCGCCCAATAATCAAGCACAAGGTCCTTCGCGAGAACGACCTCTGAAATATTATGGCGCTCCGCTGCGCCGTAGTAGGACTTCTTAAAGGTTGTCCCTACAATAGATAGGTTAAGGAGGAGTTTATCCTGCCCCGGCTCCCACCCCTTGTCTTGATGGCGTACTTGCCAAGACATATCCCCACCAACCTTCTTCGCCCGAGCGTTCTTAGCGCCGTCAGGATCAGGACCATCAACCTCCATCCGCACAACATCTTTCCCACTCACCAACGCGGGATAGGCTCTCGCGTGGAACTGCATTGCAGCAACAGTCACAAGGGGGAATGCGACGTTAGACGCTCCCGGCCAGGGGAATGTTTTATTCTTCTGTATCTGCAGGGCGAGATCCATCCCCGCTTCATTCCTCTTTTCCCACGTGAGGCGACTTAGTTTATCTCTATGGTAGCCCGCTGCGCATGAGGCTCCAAGCCTTCCTAGGTCCTCATCACTAAAGTGGTCACAGATATTCGGTGACTTAATAGTGGCCGAGGTAAGGGAAATCTTTGTAGATAATTCTAACACTTAATATCCAGTGACCGCGCTGCGGCCTTGATCGAGGGTTGTGCCGCGCTGACGATAACCTCTTTCCATTTCCCAATCCTCTTCGTCGTTGAAGTCTTCCACCTCAACATGCTGGAAGTCGTCAAAACCGAGGGATAAGAGGGCGGAGGAATCAAATTGATCGTCGAGAGTAGCGGTGGCGTAGCCGGTGAAGCGGAGGACTTCTTGCTCGTAACCAGGGTACCACTCTGCGCGCTTGTCGAAGCGACACTGTCTTGCGCGCATCCGGCGCTGGAGGGAACGTCCTCTCGAAGCCTTATCCTTGATGGGGAGTCGAGCTTCGAAGTTTATTCGAATATCCCTAAGTTGCATCTCCCGCTCAATCATCGGGCGGAGACTCTTCCAAATAACTCCATCCTCCACCCAAAAGACCTCTGGGTGGTGTGCGGCTTGAATAGCAAACATCTCCTCTATGATTTCCATAGAGTCCCATCTTCCCACCCGCTGATCAAGAAGATGCAGAAGGTTAGTTACGTCTTTCCCCCCGATAGAGAATGAAGTGCGATTTGCCTTATCGGCCTTAGATATTGCGAAGTCGGCCGCAGCGCAGACGATCTTCTCACTCTTATAATCGTCATCCGACATTGCGATGAAGTCGTCTTTCTTCAGGTAGGCCTCAGCGTTATCGAGGGGGTCGTTGAGGAACTCTTGGGAGTAACCCGCCGCATCCCCATCCTCGATGAACTCCGCCCGGCGCTTCCGCAGTCTTTCCTCCGGCCATTGCTCTAACCAAAGGATGTTAGAGAAATCATCAAACGCAGTATGGGCCTTATAATAGAGGTGATGCCACGTCTTTTCTGTGCCGCAATTCCCACAAATCCCATCTACACACATCGGGGTGAGTTGCTTGCACTTGTGGCATTTCGCCAGACGACTAAGGAGAGAATCCTCATGAAGAATCGTACCGTGAACTCTGACCTTGCCGTAGCGTCCCATCGCTTGCTTAGCTGCGCGGAAGAACCACCTGCGGAACTTCGACCGACGATCTGGGTTCTCAACCTGCTCGTCATCCTCAGCATCATCCATCACCATAAGGTTGGGGCGCTTTCCCTTCCATAGCCGCCCCCGAATGCGCTGCTCTGCGCCTCTACACAGCACCCTAAACCTATGCCCATCATTCATCACGCAGATCATGTCGGCTTTGGCCTCGGACTCAAAGCCCTTGATGCCGAAGTGGGTGATGAGGTCTTGGTTATCCTTCAGTTCCTCGTAGATGTTAGAGAGCTGTTCGGCGGCGAGATCCTCAGTGGAGCCGATGAGGATGGCGTAGTCGCTGCAGCGGAACAACAATTCCGCGAGCATATAGTCCATCGTAAGGGAGGTTGACTTTGCGTGCTCTCGTGGAGCGACTACCTCACACTGAGGCCAGTCCGACGCATAAAGAGCCCACGCTTCTCGATGGAATTGAGGAGTCGGCGCGGGGTTATCATATCTCGGGGATAAGAAAGTCCCCGAGAACGACTCGATGAGATCGGCGCTGAGTTTAACGGGCGTCATTGAACTCTTTAACGTAGCGAGCGGCGTCGATTAGATGGGGGAACTCTGCTACAAGGGCCGTGCCTTGGTAGACTTTATACGTAGCGTCGTCTTTAATCGCACAAAAG